CTTTCTGCGCTATCCCAACCTTCAGTAAACCAAGGCAACGCATCCCACCCGGCACCAATGTCAAATGTAGCACCTTGGACAATTACTCCGCCGTAATCCATACCAGTTACTAGTTGTGAGTAATCTGTTGAAATTTCACTGCCATCATCTGGAATTTCTTTGTCAATACCTAACATTCCGTCAGTTGGCTTATAATATTTGTCTATTCTATTAAGGCTGTCTAGTACTTCATCGTTCTTTTCATATACAACTTTTACTACTGAACCTTCAGGTGCCGCAACTAACAGTGTTAAGCGTCCTTTTAGTACAGTAATATCGTTAATTACTTTTGTAAACAACGTAACGGTATAATCACTGCTGAATAGTTGTTCATCGTCAATAGTAATAACAATAGAACCTTTATCTAGTGTACTTGGATATTTTAAATCAAATGTAGTTGTTCTACCTGTTCCTGTAAATGTTTCTGTTTCAATAAATTTCTCAGTATCACTAAACGCCTTAAATGTTGGAGTTTTGCTATATCTGTCAAACTTAATTTTACTATTAAACATTCTAGCTTTACTATTGCCGATTGTAGCAACAGCACTAGCACTAAATTGTGTTTGTGTACCGACTCCGCCTACAAGTTCAATAGTAGGAGTGCTTGTATATCCACTACCGCCATCAAGTAAAACAATTTTAGTAACTTTTCTATTTGAAACGTAAGCTCTAGCTTTTGCTCCAGAGCCGCCACCGCCATTAAATATTACTTGTGGTGGAGTTGAATATGTGCTACCACTATCAGTCAATGTAATAGCAGTAACTTCATATGTGTAATTGTTAAACCAATTATTCCACGGTTGTAAATCAACTTCTGAATCACCTAATTTAACAGGATTAATTGTATTAGTAACAACATCATATTTTGGAGGTAAATCAAAATCAGACACAGTAGTATTTGTGTTATCAAGATTTAGATACCTACTGGTATAATTTCTAATCTTTGTTCTATATGGTTTAACTTCTTCAATATATTTTTGATAAGCAGACAAGTTATCATTACGGAAATTTAATTTTTGTTCTAAGTTTCCTACATTGTGGATAGCATTTAAGAAACTTGTTTTAAATACCCAGTCCACATATAACTGTTCGCTTAATACATAATGAATATTTACAAAGAACAGTTTATTCCAATATCCGTCAAGTTCGTCAACAAATACATTATATTTTACAGCATTTAAAATGTTTCTAAATTCTTTAGATGCACTTGTATCATACCTATTACTATCGTATGTTTGTGTTTTGTCATAACCTACAGATTCTGTTTCTGTATTATAAAACTTGTTAATAATTTGTATAGTTCCGTTGTTTCTTCCTACAAGTCTATATTTGTTAACAATAGTAGCTGAACTATCAGAAACACGTTCTAATACTGCCCATCCACCAGAGCCATAATCATCAAGTCTTAATAACTCTCCGTCATTAAGTGTAACTTCAGGTTCTGCGTATAAACCAGGCAATGATTGACTAATTCTTGATTCTTCTGAATAACCAATCTCCCACCAGTCTACTGTTTCCCAATACTTAGTTGTATCAAATTCCTGTGTTGCTGTTCTATAGAACTGTTGTTCTCTAACGCTCCAAGCATAGATACTCCAGAAACCATTAACTGTACTATCACTTTCAACTAGAACGCTGTAAGGTCTAACAATTGGTGTAGCATTTAAATATTTTTTACCTTGATTTGTAACAGTTACGCTGGTAATTCTACCAAAACTATCAATAGTTGCTTCGGCAGTTGCGCCTTCTCCATCACCTGTAATTGTAATTAACGGCGCTCTTTTATAACCAAAACCACTTTTTACAATTTCAATAGTATTAATATGACCGTTAATAATATTAGCAATCAGTGTTGCTTCCTGAATATTAGCTGTTGTTTGAAATACTAATTCTGCTTCAGTATCAATTGTAACATCATAAAGATTTTTTACAGAACTTGGTTTTTCGTCAATTAAGTTTAGATATTCATAATCAATTTCATCGGCCAACGGAAGTGTAGCAAGAGCATCGTTAATAAATGTAATAGTTTGTTCTACTGCTACATTTCTATTAACAAAAATAGTCTGTCTTGGACGACTAGCAATTCCGTACTTGTTTTTGTCTGAGAGAGCAGGATCTGGAATTTGATTTCCTAGTATATCACTTCCGACTAAACTGTCAATCCATTTTCTTTCTAGATCTTCGTTTGGATCATTTTTGCTTGATTCTGTTGCTAACAAATATTCATTGTGAATTAAATTTAAATTATCATCTGTTTTATAATATTGTATGTTAACGCTAAATTCATCTGAACTTAACAGTGTTTTAAGATTACTAATTGTAATTTTATCCTTGTCAACAATATAAGCAAACGGTACACCAGCATTCTGTGGATTTTCAATATAATCAGAAACTTGTGATGCCGCTAATGTTTTATCACTATTAGCTTCTTGATCAAACTTGTCTTTAACCCAGAAATAATATTTTGTACTAGATATATTTCCTGTTATTGGATTTATATTTTGCTTGACACTATAAACAGTATCATCGTAAAGAGGAGTTCCTGTTATACTAGGATCATCTTTATTTGTTTTCTGAGCATAGTTACTTGGTGTTAATGTTGATTCTACCCACTGATAAACATCAATAGAGCTTCCTTGGGCATAACTGTTCCAATTGCCATTTCTAAATACAACATCGCCTTGTTCATAAACAAGATATTTTACTTTAGAAGTATCCCACCAAATTTGGCCTACTTGTTTTTCGCCCCAGTGTTGGCCTTCATCTTGAGTTGTAAATTCTTCGTTCTCAGACTTACTATAAACAGCAGGATCAAAAGGTGTTTTATAATCAATATTTTGTTCTACTATTCCTAACAATTTGCCTTTGTAATAATCAATTACATCAATATCAGCAATTTTTGTATAGATATCTTTTTCGTATGCCGCTAAGTTTTTAAGTTTAGAAATATCAACTTGAGGAAGTTGTGTTCTAATCGCTTCCCAAGGTTTAACATTTTCTTGCTTTTCAAACTTTTGAATTCTTCCAATAACAACTTCAGTAAACGCAGGATCAGTCGAAAGATACTTAGGTGAACCTACAATAATAGTGTTATTACTTGTTGCTAGTGATCTACCAAAATCTTCATTGTTATTAAGCCCATCTTCAAATACTTCACCTAGTACCCACTTTCCTCCGTATTCATTGAATACAAATACTTTACCTGTAGTGCCCAACGGATCAGCAAATGTAGTTGTGTATCTGTCAAACTTAGTTTGATCANTATCAAATGTTGCTACATCAAATGTTTGAGCACCTTCAGCGGAAACTGCTAATGTTTTTCCGTCTGGAGAAATACTAAGATTCGAGCCGAAGCGTTCATCATAGTCATTTGTATTTGATTGTAGCTTTTGCTTAAACACATAACTATTTCCACTCCAAGCAAATACAAAAACCGATCCCTGATCTTTTTCGTTTTTGTCAGCGTTTGGAGCGCCAATAAACAATGTTTGTGCATCATTAGAAATTATAACATTTTCACCAAATCTATCACCTGGGTTTAAAGACGGAATAGAAGTTTTATTAATTTCTTGTATAAAGTTAAACACTTTATTTTCATTTTTCTTGTAGACAAATACGACACCAGTTTTTGGATTACTGGTATTTTGTATCTTAACCCATTTGTTATCAATTTCAGGAGCATCGTCGATACTTGTTAAACTAGAATCGCTATCAAGCTCGTAGTATTCGTCGTTTCTTCTTACAATATCACCTTGGATGTACGTTTCGGTAGTTCTCCATACTCCTCTGTAGTTTTCAAAGTTGTTTGTATCAGCATAAGGAGCCGAAGATATTAATATATTTCCGTCTTGGCTCATTGCTGTACTTGTTCCAAACTTATCGCCAATATCTAAATTTTCAATTTCATCGTCAAAGGTTCCTTGCTCAAGCGATGACCCGTCGTTGATATAAGCATTAATGTTTGGAAGAATATTTTTGTTAATAGTATTTGTTGCTTCCCACACACNGCTAGTTGCCGGAGTTGTTACTCCATCGGATGTAAAGAATGAAGTTGCTTTGTAGTANGAATTTTCAAACCAAACAATGCTGTTTTCAACATAACTTCTGTTAATGTTGAAAATTCCTACAAATTCTTTATCTTGTAAAAATGTCCACTTCGTGCCATTAAATTGATATAGATAAACTCTACCTCTATTGTCTCTACTACCCGGAGCTGATATTGACATAAAGTAACTTTCATCTGTTGCTCCAAGATCAGTACCAAGAATTTTAATTTGATCGCCGACGACATATCCCGATCCTGCTACACTAATAGTAGCACTATACGCACCGTCTTTTCTTTCAACATCAAAAATTGCTCCAGTGCCAGGATTAGAAACATCCTCTGGAGGAACATCTAAGAACGTGCCACTTCCAGGTCCTGGAATACCAACATATTCAATACCTAGTGCCGCTGTACCTGTGTAACTAAAGTTTTGTATGTTACCTTCACGCTTTGTTGGGTAAGGGCCAACTTGTCCATCATCACCAACTTGATTCAATCTAATAGTAACATCGTTTACTGGAGATTTACCGCCAACTAAATTACCAGGTATAACAATAATTGTTCCAGAAGTGTACTTAATTAAGTTGCCGCTATTGTCTTTTTCGTCCCACGCAACCCAGTTACCTGTTCCGTATGTTGGCGAAGTTGGATTAGCATCGTACTGAACATTAAACGGAAAGCCTGATACTCTTTCCCAATAATCTGGTGATGTGTTAGGGAATAATGTTTGATAAGCTGAATACGCTGTTCCATCTGTACCAGGTATTACATTTGTAACAGTCTTTAATACATTCCAATACTGTGAACTGTTAGCAGGATATTTTATAACATCTCCTTTGTCGTATGTATCTGTAGCCGACCATACTCCTTTATCAATCCCTGTATCTTTAATACAAGCATAAAAGAATCCGGCATATTGAACAATGCTACGTGATTTATAGCCGTCGCCGTCTTGTACCGGTACAGCAGGACTTACAGTAGTATCTTGTCTCAGTCTTACATTATAAACATCTTTATTTTTAGTAACTGTAAATAGAGCCAGTTCTGATACCGAGCCGCTTACAAGTCCAGTGATGTTATTAAACGTGTCTGCTCCTAAAATTGTGCCATTTTCGTCAACTTGTTTTACTTCAATAATAATATCGTTATTTGAAGTTCCTGTTGCTGGTTGGCCACCAACCCTAGTACCTTGAATATATAACTTATCTCCTACAGCATATCCTGTACCGCCTGATCTTACTTCAATGTCATAGTTAGGTGTTCCTGAAGATCTTGTTACATCAAATGTAGCATTTTGACCATCACTGCTTATATCAAAGCCACTTACATTTTCAAATACTTCATCGTTTAAACCACTTGCTCCGGCGGCTTTTACAGACACAATGCCTCCGGCGTTATCAATTTCATTTACAGTTAATGTTACATCGCCGCTTGTGCCTTCAATGCCTTCAAGTTTACCAATAGTGATAGAAGAACCAAAAAGTTCTCCGTGACCTTGTCTAGGACTTACTAAACTATTTTTAAGACTCCATTGACCATTTGAATATTCGTAAATATCAACTGCGCCTTGTTTTGTATACCCCTTATTTGCTAAAAATAATTCTGCTCCAAGTGGGTTTGCTTCTAGCAATTCCACAGGTTGCCAATCTTCGCTTCCTAAGTCAATCGAGCTTCCATCGCCGAAAATTCTTTTAGTTGCTTTGTATAGCTTTCCAGCGTATAATACTGTGTCGCCTGGTTCGTAATCTGCTGTTGGGTTAAATTGTTCTTGATAGTTACTAGGAACTTTACTTGCTTTAGGCGAACCTACAACTAGCCATCTTCCATCGTCACTAACAGTTAGAACTTCGGCATAAGATCCAAGATAAGATGGTTGAAGTCCATTTTTAGGTGTTAANATCTGTAAAGGAATAAGTCCTGTTTCTCCATCGGAATAAACAATAACAGCCGAATCTCTAACTACATCACCGCCTTTAACTGCGGCTCCCGGGTTACCAACAATAGTTTGATTAAGTTGAGGAGCAAATGTTACAGCACTACCTGTTCCGGTTGGAAACGCAATACCGTATTCTGAAATTTGTGTTACGCTATACTGCTTATTTCTTTGAACAACTTCCCAGCCATTTGTTTCTTCGTTGTTATCAACAAATACTTTTGATCCTACTGGAAGTTTAGCAAAGCCNTTGTCTACTAACTCTGAATAAGACGCTACCCTAACACTTTCAAAGTAACTTACATAGCTAAATGTGCTCTCATCAATACTAGGTGCTTCTTTAAAACCGGCAATAGCAATAATAATTTTTTTAGGTTCAACTGCGGCAATTTGATAAAACCCAGTTAACCCGCTAATATTATTAATACCGACAATTTGGCCTACTTTAAAATTATGTACTTTATTGGTTNTTAATTCAATTCTGTCAACATCTGGAGTTTCAAGGTTGTAAATTAAAACATTACTAATAACATATCTATAAACATTCCAAGAACCAGGCTCAAATGTCGTCCACACATTATCGTTATTTTTTATATCTTCTATCGAAACAGTATTATCTAGGAAATCAGTTAGATCATTTTTAATCCATTCAACNTCACTGTTAAAGATATATCCTGCTGAATTTTCAGCAACTGGATATACTTTTTGCGGTAAGCTAAAACTGGTATTGTTAAGTTGGTAATCAGAATCATTTAACAAAATATAATTTTGATATTCATCTGAGTTAACTGTTGTACCATTAAACAAAATTGGTTGCGGATTAAGTTTAAAACTGTTGGCTTGTAAATCAAACTCTGCTTCGTCAATTTGATCTGTTCCGCCGACAGATCCCATTCTGAATGCCCATTCTTCGTCTAATACAATCTTGTCATCATCAACTGTGCTTACTTTATCAAACACTTTCTTGATAGCGTTGTTTGTGCCTTTTTCTCTACTAAACCCTTGGAATAGTTTAAATTGTGCTACATCATCTTCAGCAATTTCTTGTAGGTAATCTCTTTGTTGAAAACCAACAGTATGCTTTGCTAATGTTTTTTGTGTAGAATTTATTCCGTCAACTGATAATTCATAATAATCTTCAATTTGATTAACTCTGAAGTCAAAGTTAGGAACCAANCCACTAGTTGGATTACTATCAAGTATAGACCAGTTTTCTTCCTTAAACGTTTCTTCGCCTTTTTGGAATACTTTACTTACATAATTGTACTGTTTGTATTGTACAATATCTCCAAGTTTATAATCTTGATACTGTTTCCACGATTGGATATTAACGTTATCAAATATAAATCCAGGACTTGTATAATCGCCGTCCCAGTCAACAGTCCTAAACCCTTTACTCTTAATTCTCTCTTGTCTGTATCCAGGACCTTTATCAAATATTACATCATTGAAAACNGTCTTATCATCAAAGATAGTTACGTGTTCTTTTTGAACATAATTNATTTCAGCGAAATAAATGCCTTCGTTATTTTCTTCTGGAGATATTAATAATTCATTTTCGCCTCTAAAAATATCAATATCTTCAGCATCAATTTTTGTACCATCGGCTCTTAAAATATTATAATCATAAAAACTATCTAAAATATTATCTGCTACAGAGCCAATGTTTTGAAATTTAAGTAATGTGGCTCCCGGGCTTAATGAAAGTATACTGCCTTCTGCCCAGTTATGTGTTGTCCAGAATAAAAATTCTTTAACTGCTGTTTCCCAGTTTTGTACTACTNCTAAATCTTTGTTAAAGACATCAAATACCATGCCCTCATNTTCTAAGAATTTTCCGTACCCTAGTAAGAAATCTACAACACTTTGTACTGTTTCAATTACTGTATCATAATTAAATGTAACTGCTGTTGTTTTATCAAACCTAGATCGTTTAATTGCCTTGGCGCCGCCAACTGTTGGTACGTTTTCTATTGATTTCCACTTACTCGAATCAAACGTAGATTCTGCTTCGTGTGCTAAAATTGATCTATAAAATTTATTTTGATATTTGATTAAGGTTCCTTTAATATAAAAAGAACCAGGATTCCATTCTACAAATGCTTCACTAACTCCGCCAACATCTAATACAGGATCATTTTGTTGAGAAAAGAAATTATAATATTTGAAAATAGCATTTAGTTGATCGTATCCACTAATTCTGAATCCGCCATTTACTTTTTCAANTAGCACTCCGCTATATCTTGTTGTAAACTGAGGTGAACTAGTGTTAAAGAAAACTTGATAGTTTTCCTTAGGAAGAAATACACCTGTTTGTGTACTTTGTGGATTTTTACTATCTAAAAGATATTGCTGTTGTTCTTTATCAATAAATCCTTTGATTCTAGTGCTTAACTTAATATCAAGGTTACTATACAAGTTATACAAATTTTCTTTTGTCTTGGCGTTAGACTTTAGATAGTTAATAACAAATGCCAATAAACCATCTGGTCTAGTATTACTAGCAAGACTACTANTAATATCTGAATTATTAATAAACGTATCGGTATTTTTGCTAACAAACTGATTTACTTTATTTTTCTTAATAAATGTTCTATCAAGATTGATACTAATAGTTTCAAAAGGTCTAAGTAAACAAGCGGCAATAATTAATGAGTAAGGGTAAACACTACTACGTCTCCATGCGTGTTCACTAGGTGAAATGTCACCAAATTTAAATTTATCTTGATAGTCTGTGCTAAAGTCGATAAACACATCGCTTGCTAACGGAGATAACAGTCCACCGTCGGCGTCAACAGGCAAGTAATCTAAAAGTTGCTCTCTTTTATACCTAGCATAAGTTCCTTTTCTTTCACCATCTTTAATAATACCGTCACGTAGATCTTCCCAAAGTATTAAGTTATTTGATGTATATGGTGCGGCACCGTATTCGTCTTCCCACCAATCTGGCTTTGACGTAAATCCTAGCATTTCCCATGGAGTTAGATGCGGTGTGTTAGTATCAAACAAATATTGATAAACGCCTCTCCAAAATCTTGGCATCTGTTGTTCACGCTTAACATCTAATGTTTTATTAAATGTCCATGTAAACTGATTATCAGCATCGTAGTATAAATTTTCGTATAAATCAATGCCTTTAATTAAGGGCCATCTTAAAAATTCTAATTCTAAAATATTATCAACTTGTTCTTTTGTAAATACTCCGCTATTATCATAACCGCCAAACAAGTTATCAATGTCTAATATATCTGTGTTGTATTTNTGTTTGATATTATTATAGATTCTTTTTTCAAATTCTAATAATAAATCATCTCTGAAGTCGCCATAAGCAATAGTAATACTTCCATCATGGCCTCTAATAACTTTCTNAGGTCTAGCAAAAGAAGTATCAGTATAAATTTCTGGAATCCAAGACTTGTATAATCCTAAACTAGATGGTGTTTCAGGAATAAAATTATATGATGTTGAATAGTACTCTTTAATTTCAAGCTCTTGNCCTTCTACTAAGTCTCTAATAATTCTAACAAATCCAAACTCGCTATCAAACTCATAATCAACTCCGTGAATTAATTGAGTTCCATCTAGATAAAGATATACTGCTTTAGTAGATGGTGTGTTTAAGTCAAATGTTTCTGTTAAAGAAAACGTCTTAATTCCTTCATCTTCTACAGTATATTTGAGTACTTTATTAGCACCTGTGCCTAACATATCTGTGTTAGAAAATGCGCTGGTATCTGGCTTAGAACTACTAATACCATTTAAGATGTCGTCTAATAAAGAAACTACATCTTCGCCACCAAACGGAATAGTAATTGCTTGTTTTAATATATTACTTTTATAGTTTTCGTATTGTTTAGCAGAATATCTAAGTGATTTAATAATGTTNTTTTCTTTATCACATAATAACGGCAATGCTGTGGCTGCCACAGAACTATACTTTACAAAACGCTGTCCTTTATTTTGATAACCCTTTAAATCTCTTAGATTACTAGTGCCTGGAAAACTACCTTGGAATTCATCTGTATAGTTTACCATCGATCTTAAATGATCTGTTGCTTGACCTAGTGTAAAACTAGTAATAGCAGTATTCAGTGGATTACGCTCTAAACTTTTGGGGAATTCATAAAATCCTAAATTAGGTTCGTCATCTGAAAATACTTTAAGCGTTATAGNATCATCTTTATTAAATTCTTTGTTTGTAAAACTAAATGTTCTTAATCCTTCAACAGTCGAAACAACTGTATACTCTTCTTTTATAAATTCACCGTTAAGGTAAAAATATAATTTAGGTTGTACACTNGTGTTCCAGTCAACATTTGAAAACACAACTTCAGAACCATTTGCTGGCATTGTATATGTTTGTAGTATTGCTTGATCAAAATCAGGATCAGAAAGAATATACAAGTTATGATAACTGTAATCTGTAAGTGTATTATTAGTTTTAATATATCCTGTATTAATGCTTTTGTTTAAATTGTTGGCATTAACTTGATATGTAAAATTATCAGTATCCCAGTTTGATTCAAAAACAATATCTCCGCTATTGTTTAAATTCTGATAAGCGATTGGAAATCCTAATTCTGTATCGTTAGTTCCTGTACCTACTTTATAAGATACTAAACTAGAGCCTACAAAACTAGATGTTTCATACTTAATGTTATCTGAAAAACTTATGCCGTCTTCGTCAAAAATATCAAACTTAGGTGNCAAATTAACTGATGTTTTTGTTTGGCTTTTAATCCAATTCTCACCATCAAAGTGATACATCAATCCAGCATTAACTTTACCAAACTTTACAATAACACCTTCACCNGCTTGTGTTAATGTGTCATCNGCTTCTACTAACGCAATTTGAAGATTGTTAGCAATGTTATTATCTTGAATAGCAATTTTCTTAACTACAAAAATTTTATTTTTTACTAGCGGATCTTCGTCTTTAGTGAATAATATTCTAGCGCCTTCAAAAATATCAACATTATCAATATTATAACCTGCTGTTCCTTCAATTGTAGAAAAAACATCTTTAGTAAAATCATCAATAAAATCAATACTTTGTTTAGCAATAGAACAGTGATTGATCAATTGAAGATTAGAATTAAATTCGATAATCGGTCTTTTAGCTCTAGTAAGTTCACTAATTTTTGACGCAACATTATTAACATTAGCACTATAATCAATTACATCTCTATGAAACCACTTATTATATCGACTCCAAGGATTTCTATCCTTGCTTGACCTATTAATAGTAATATAATCTTTATTAGATGGAAAACTTACAGCGTCATCAAACGGTAAGTTATCCCAACCGCCGTCATCAAATAACACATCAACATCGTCATTTGGTACTGGTGGTAAATCTAAATCTTGGAAACTAATTAGTTTAATAGATTCGCCTACACCGTCTACTAGCCAATCTCCGCTAGCATATATTTCAGGTTCTACATTTCCTGAAAATGATACTTTTAGACCGTTTGTAAATTTAATATCATTAGAACTAGTATACTGTGCTTTTCCAATAATTTCTGTTTCAACATTAATTTTAGTATTTTCATCAATAGACGAAATTCTAAACATGCCTACTCTATCAATATTATTACCACTTTGATAATAAAGCACATCAGGACTATTAATCGGAACTTGAATTGTTACTGTTCCAACTTCAATTCCATTATTCTGTACACCTGTATTATAATTGGCAATATCGCCTTCTGTTGGATTTCTTCTAATATAAAAAGGATCTCCAGGAGTATTAACATTAAAAGTGTATGTTTGCCCTCTATAAAGAGTTAATCCAGGATTAGGTGTTAAGCCATCTGGAAAGAAAATAAATTCGTTTTCGCCTTGGCTTCTTACTCTGTATTCGGATTCGACACCAAGTGCTTGACCGCTTACACTAACAGTATCAGGGCCTTGCGGTAGCCAATAGTATTCTCTATAATTAATAAACTTATCCCAGTCAATTGGAGGATTCCAAGCGTAACTTTTTAATCCAGTTGTTAGATCATCACGCTCGTTGTTATTATTAAAAAATTCTAATTGACTTTTTACATCAAGATAATCATAAAAATCTGTAACACTTCCGTTATTAGAATCAGTTACCACAACGCCAGGTTCTAGTTGATAAGCATGTCTTAGTGATTCTTCTTTATCAATGTAGATATCTTTACTGTTGTAAGTTCTACCATAATTTCTTCCAATGTATCCAGAAATCCTGTCCAGTGTTCCTGGTTGAACAAGTGGATCTAAAGTAGCACTTAAAAACTTCCTATTAGTAGGACTTTTAAAAATTTCCGGAAGTAACTCATATGTCTCTCTTACCGGCAATTCACTTTGTTTGAATATCTTTTTGCTCATTAACTGTTACTCGTCTTGGTTATAACTTGCGATTTTAACAAGTTCAATTCAGTTGCTGTGATAGTATCAACAATTTGTACATCGTCAACAGTTGCCGCACTAACAAGAATCTCATCTGGTTTTGATTGTATCTCAACTAAACTTCCGTATGCTTGGCTTTCTTGTTTAGGAACCATTACAACATTACTAATCTCTGGGGAATTATCTTGAATAATATATGCTAAAAGTTCACTAGCATAAAACTTGTCTCCAAAATCCCAATTTTCGATAGCAAAATAGTTTGTAATGCTTCTGATAATTTTTACCTTTAAATCATTATCATTAATTGTCATGTTTTTGTTTTTAACAACTTTAAATGTTGATTGGAAATCTGTATTTGCTTTTGTTCCNAATAGCGGAAAGTATGTCACTGGATGATATACTATTTCATCGCTAATAGTTTTTAAGTCTGCTAATGGAGAACCAAACTGTATTCTTAAACTTTCTGGTGTTGGTTCTTGTGGTGCTGTGCTTGTTGCTCCAATTAAATATTTTCTATAGTTAATATCATACGATCTTACTAACAAATATATGTCAATAATGTTACTAACACTAGGATCAATTCGTCTATCACTACTAGCGTTATGAATGTATTGGAATTTTAATCCGCTTCGACCNACATAAGCAACATACGATGGTTCTAAAATAAATGTTCTTGTAATTAGATCAACACGCTTAATAAAGTTTTCTGCCTGATCATAAAAATAAATTAATTGATTATGATCATAATCGTTAACGCTTGTATTAACTTCTTTATCTTTAACTAAGATTGTGTTATTATCATTTTGAATAAATTCAAAATTTGTAAATCCAAAATTGTCTGTAGACTTTTTAAAGAACAAATACTTGTCTGTTAAGTCTGTTCCAACAACATCATCAAAGCTGTCGGGGTTGTCAATTACGCCATCGTCATCAGTGTCGTAAAATGTTACCTTTACACTTTCTGTACTTTGATAACCGTCTTCAAATCTTACACTGTCAGCAATTTCAAACTTAATATCGTTCTTTAACGTTCTGTCTTGATCAATAATTGTTGTAACATCTGTTACTGTAAAGTCTGGATTTGTGTTTTTAAGTTCAATAATCTTATTAGCAATATCTTCTGGAGAAAGTTCTTTGCCTTCTGGAATACTGTTAATATCCAAGATATTAATTTGATCTTTAATAACTGTTCGATTTTTACTGTCATAGATTTTTTCTGATCTATCAAAGTAAAATCTATTTTGCTGAACACTTGAAAACACATAGTTTGTGCCTCGTACTCTTACTCTAAATTCATCACCATCATAAACAAACGCTAACAACCAACTAGCATCAGCATTTGTATTTGAATTGTCTCCGGCTTGTCCTAAACTAAAGTCACTAGCTAAATCAATATTATTACTTGAAATAACTTTCCATGTTCTTGTTTCGATATTATATCTTAATCCAAATGTTTGACTAGCAAAACTTAAATTTAAAATTTCAGTTTCAATATCAACTGGTAAGTTACTAATAAACTTAGGAACAACCTGTGACGGAATAGCATTTGATGGTACAGGATCAGAAAGTGTAATCGGTCCAACGCCACTAGAAAGATTTCCTTGTCCAGCATTTGTACCATCGCCACTGCTCTTACTACTTTAGACCAAATATACTTCTTGTGTGTTTTATCTGTAGGATCATAAGTTACAAGTGTTCCATCTTTAAATGCTTGTGTGCTAAGAGGAGGTAAAAACTTAATTAAACTACCTGCTTCAACAAATCTTAAGTTACTAGAAGTGTACACACCAACCTTAATTGGAAATTCATCAAAAATGTTACCAAAGTATCCTGTACTTTCATTTACATCTGATGTTGATTGTAACCACTTAACACTAACATCACTTGTAAAAATTTTATCAAAGTTAGTTAGGTAAAAATTGTATGTTTGAAAATCCTCAATCGCTGGTTCTATTGTATTTCTAATATAATTTAGTACAATATTTTTATTTGTATAGCGATAACTAAATGCTCTTTCTGTATTTGTTCTATAAATTAAACCATCATCAGCAAAAACATTTACCATTGAATATTTTCCGCTAGCATCAATAATATCAAAGTTTCTACTAATGCCGCTTGCTGTTCTGTTTATTGCTTTTACTTTTAATATTTCTTGTGAACTGCCTAACGGAGCAAGATTATAATCTTCGCCAGTTACCATTCTGTTTTGTGTATAGTATTGAGCTGGCGCTTTTGTTCTAATTGATTCTATTGTTTCAGACGCTGCACTATTATCAACTGTATATTGTAAAGACAGTGTAATTGTTAGTGTTTGACTTGAGCCTGTTCTACTATTGTAAGGAACTGAAATTGTAACATTGCGCATATCTCTTGGAGAAATACTGTATGTTGTTCCTACTGAAGTTCTGTAGAACGCTCTAAACGATCCTTGCGGTAAATTTCCAAATACACCATCTGAGAATAGCAAGTCAACAGCATCATTTTCTTGTGTGATCACAGTATAGATGTTTTTCTCTTGGCTTGTTAAACTATTATAGATAATGTTGTTGCCTTCTACAGAATCTACTTTTGTCCAAAGTGTATCTAGTTCACCTTGAGCGTCAAGTCTGTACAACCAAACATCATCATTATTAATACCTTGTGATGTAATAGATACTTGTTCATTAACTGTCGGCTGTGTTACTTCAAAGTCAGCACTTTGTAGTGAGCCTTGTTTAAACATCATAAAGAATCCAGTGTTAGCACTGGCATTTCCTTTGCCGTCTTGTCTATAAATGAAACCGTAATTTCTTCCAGGTTGTGGAGCATCTTCATAGATATAATCTTCATCAATAATAGAAGTGCTAGGAATTTCAAATCTTAAGTTTCTATCACCGGCAGACTTTGAAAAATTAAACAAAGGAGATGTAGTATTTGAACTGTTAAAACTATACTGCTCTGTAAAAATACCGTTAATAGTTTTTTGTCCTTGGTTCTTTCCAAATTCTGTATTTGGAACCATTGACGAATTTAGTACAGTAATAAACTGTTCGTACCAATTTGGATTGGTAGGATCATTCCAGTTAATTGTTTGTCCAGTTAAGTTAATACCCGCACTATCTGTAAGTTGCTCGTCTGTTTCTACTGAAGTAAATTTAAGTAATCCGCTAGCAGATACATTTCTTTTAGCATTGTAAGAAAGCATACGTGCTATACGTAATACACTTTCTTTTCTGCTTGCTAATTCAATGAAGTTTTCTCTACTGTTTAGATCCATTCTAAACGAAAGACTTTGTCCTAAGAAAGCAATAAGATCTATAAGGGCAACATATTCCGAGCTTTCAATAAAATCGTTAAAGTCTTCTGGATAATTTTCTCTTAGATACTCAACCATCACACGACGAAGATTTTCAAAGTCGTATGATTTAAAGTCAGCATTGCGGAAGGTCTGGTATATACGTGTCCAGTCCTCAGCAAGTATTAAATTGTTTTGTCTAGTTGTTGTTGTCATCTTTGTCTATGCCCTATATGCTATTTACCGTATCTAAAAAACTGCGCATTTTATTTAGACGTCAGACTTATTAAAGTCTAACACTAGTCTTTCAGTTAAGTTTAATTGTACATACTGTAAATCGACTTCAACTTGTATACCATATTCAGTAGCATCAACGCTTATATTAGATGGATTTACACGTGGATCTCTGTTAATAATGTCTTCAACATCGTCGGCAACTTTTTGTATGTTTTCTTCTGTCATTGGTTCGAATACCATTGACCATATTATAGTTCCAAAATCAGGCTGTTCTAGCTTCTCGCCTTTTCTAATATGGAAGTGATTAAGGAGATCTTGCTTTATCAGTGCTAGATCGTTTTCTTTAAAGTGATTTTTCTTTTTTCTAGAGTTGAATCCCTTATAAACCATTGGGCCAGCATCAACAGAGGTAGCACCTAGATTTGCTTCGCTAGATTCAACCTTTTGCTGATTATAAATTCTTCTAACCATTATTATTCCTCATCATTATCCCTGTTTGTTTTAATAGGCGAAACACTTAAAGGATCATTGTTCTCATGTTCTTTCCACGGTTCGTGCTGTGGAATACGCTTCATAATGCTTTCTAGGCCTTCATCGCTTTGATATTCTTTGTTAGCCCAAGGAAGTTTTATATCTGTAACACTATTTAAGTGAGTTGAAAGTTGCTNTGCAACTGTTACAGATGCTACTGCTCCTGGCTCTGCTACTTGAGCAGGATCGCAATTCATTTCAATNTTATCAGCAGTTTCTCTATGGAAGTTTTTACTGCTTATATTTGTACTATCGTTAGATCTAATTCTTGTATTTTTCACTGATGTTGTGTTAACGTTATCTGCTTTAAGTTTATAATCTTTCTCAACAGTAACTTCCGTATTACCTTTAACATGATGTCTATCGGATCCGTCAATTACTGTGCTAACATCTTCAGTAACTTTTGTTGTCTTNNATCCGCCAACAATAGTAGTTAGGTTTCCTGCGGCGTCAACATGTATGCGGCCTACCGTTGAAGNTGTTCCTGTATCTCCTGTTGGACTTTCTGTATTTGTTCCGCTTGCTTTAATATTGATATTTCTTTGTGCTTCCATATTGATATCTCTACCAGCATGAAAATTAAAATCTTGTTGTGTATGAACGCTTATACTGTCTTGAGCAAAGATATCTATCTTTCCATCTGAGCTTAGTTCAATCCAGGCTGTTCCCCTGCTGTTACCAATATAAATTAAATCTTCTGAATTGTGTAACAGTATTTGATGTCCTGTTCTAGTTCGTAATCTAAAACTTTCACCATATGGTATTCTAACATCACCATCAGTTTCACCTTCTAGAACACTGGCATATTCTGGCGGCCCNGCATCTGCTGTTGTTTTCCTTAAAAATCGCTCGTCGCCGTCGTCCATGACAAACTGATGNCCGCCTAAGCGACTTACAAACTCTGTATTTCGTATTTCTTCTGTCGTCCCAACATCAGCTGTTTTTGCTCCGGGTCTTTTATCAATTGGACCAGGAGTACTAATACCATAAACATTAGAAATAGCAGTTCTAACCATTGTACTAGTATGACTTCCTCTGATTGGATCTCCTATTAGTCCACTATCTAACAAAAATCCTGCTAATGGATGTACTGGTCTTTTATTTCTTTCAGCAAAACTATTTGCTTCNGTACTTTCTAACGCTGTGTTTACTTCTGCTACCGGTAATACTGTCGTTTGTCCATAATCTGCTTGTTGTTCCGGAGTAAGGTCAGCATTTGCGGCAGCCGCAATTCCTGGCACCATGTGATTTACACCAACTTGCGGTATAACGCCAATCCAGTACCAAGTTTTTGTGTCTTCTGTTTGGACTACTAATACTTGAGTTCCNATATCTGGCGGAACAAAACTCATACCATATGACTTTTGAGTATCATTATACGCTTTAGCATTGCCTGTGTTTTGTCCATTAAAGTCGCTGTTGGTATAACCAAAGAACGGTGGAGCATAGTAAGCAGGAACATAGCTAGTCTCACTGCCATAAACGGCAGGGTCGTAACCTTCAATAGTTACAAATAGTGTGCCTGCTCCTTGTCCAACATCGTGTCCAATNACTCTAGCAGTTTTTGGACCNGAATATCCTACCTCTTGTTTACTAATACTCATTCCGAACCACCTTTTTTATACATATTTTTAACTGTGTATGTTCCTAGATCTGATCGTGATTGGAAATCACTTCCTAATAAACTCTGTGTTCTACCAGCGGCAGCAGATTGAGCTCCTGTGTTTAAAATCTCCGGGTCAACAGTAAGATCTTTAATTAAAGTAAGATTCTGTGTAAACACACCTTCTTCAAAATNATTTCTTATTAGTAATGCTCTATACACNCCACTAAACGGATGATCTATTCCAGCATCTGGTGCTATAGGCAAGTTACTTCCAGGATATGGATAGTCTTGTATTGTTCTAAATCGAACATAGACTCTTATTTCATGGCCTTCCCAAGCCATTGAACTAGGCAAGTAAGTTTGATTTCCTAGCCCGCCTGTAGGAATAAAATATGGATCTCCAAGTATTTTTAATTTGAGTTGAATTTGATATAAATTGTCAGCATCGTCTTCTTTGTTTGTTTGTCCTGTAACATTAGCGGCGACCCATCTAGCAACACTTAATTCAGCGGCATCAATACCTAAGCCGCCTGGCACAGCCGGAAAAGACTTTTTATCAGGTTCTGTTGGATATGCGCCTGGTGCTAGAAATGAAAATACATCGCTTCGGCCTTGTACTGGTTTAACCCAAGTATACTCTCCCTTGGCCAGTGTGTTGCTTTGCCTCTCAGCAAGAGTTTCAAACGAAGCATGATTTCCAGCAAGGAAAAATGCCGCATTAAATTCTAGATTATAGTCTATAATGTCATCATTTTCGCCAGTATATAGATAAGAATAAACTTTTCTAATCACTTCAGTAGTTTTTTCAGTCATTTGAACTTCAGTTGTTGACTGTTTTATTTGATCTAATTTTTTCTTAAAAGGCTTTACAGTGTAAATTAATTTTTTAGGAAACTTACCTGTTAATGGGTCAACTGGTCCTTCTGGGTCTAAAAATTCAGCTCTTTTTTCTACAGTAAAATAAATTGTGTCGCCGTCTTCGTCCGCTTCTTGAGCGGCTCTGGTGCCTACTGTAGTGTGACACATTACATCTGTAATAACTGTAAGAAGGTCGAGTCTTTTTTCTGTAGTTGAATTATAAACAAATCTAGCATCGAGTAATTTATTATTTTTAGAATTAGGAGTTGTATTATTACCAAAGATAAGATTGTCTGTTTCTAAACCGCCTACCCCTTTAAGTTTAGCAGGATCACTTAAAAATGTTTCCCATTCTGGGTTTTCAGGCCAAGAAATNTCCTCAGTATCAGTAAAATTATAATTANCAAGGCGTATTTGGTATTCATCAGCAAGGGTTTTTACTTTTCTTTCCTTAATTAATTCTTGTTCTTTGGTATTCATTGCTTTTTCTAAATTGAACAACGCTATTCGTGGAGATCTTCCTGCTGGAAAACTAACTTGGCTACCAACATCGATATTAAAATCATTTAACGACATTGCATCGCCGGCTTGCATAAAAGTTACAGTATAATTACTGCCTGATCCGTCTGCTTTAAAAGTGATATTTTGTAAAAGGATTGGGATAAATCGTCTAGCACCGTCAATGTTAGTAGATGTGCCGTTTTGCCATCCTAAAAAATCTATTCTAACAATAAATGGAGTTTGAATAAAATGATTATATCCAGATAATTTAGCACTAGACATTAAACTTTCAAACCATTGTCCTAGGCTGTAAGGCTCAAAAACATCAAAGGATCCGCCTGCCATTCCTGTGTTACCGCCTTTAGTACTATCAGNACCAGGCATGTTTGTTAAGAAATTAAAACNATCAATAAAGTATTCAGGAATATTTTTTCCGCCGGCTGGTGATCTAGATCCAATGTCACCAGAGGAACCGGATTTTTCTCCAGTTTCTTTAGTGCCTGTGTATCCGCTTTCGCCTAACACAATCCATCTAGGATCTTGTCCATCAGAATCAACATAACTAGCATCATTAAATGAACGCTTATCGATAGCTCCAATAGATATTCTATAAGTTACAGATTCGTAGTTTTTTAAAATATTATCTTGAGCTTCAGGAAAACGCAGATATTTTTCTACTCGGGTTTCATATGTGCCAGCCGCTTCTCGAAGCTGATTTTTAGCAGATCTAAGTTTTGATGATTTTGAGTTGACTGCCATCGTACTATACTCCTAGTGAGGCTTTTAAAATGTCCGCTCTAGGTATGTATATGATTGTTCCTGGCTCAAAGTCAAAGATTGGATCTTTTAAAATAGACGGATTTCTTTGAGCAAATACCCACCATAATTTTGGTGTGTCATAAAGGTTGCTTGATAAAAGATCAGGTCGATGTCTAAACTGACTTTCGATTTCGTATGTATAATCTGTGCTATTAACTGGAATAGNCCTTGCTTCAAGCAAATCTAAATAATTGTTGTTCATTGGTGTTTTAAACCAAGGACTTGTTTTTGCATATTCTGCCATTATAAAATTCCTGTTTGGCCGCCATTGGCGTAATCATTTAAATTAAACTGTCTTAATTTTGCTCTGTTAAACACTGGCGAAACTGTTAATGAAATGTTACTGTCTAATGGTACATAATTTACAGCGCCGTTATAGAGAATTCTTTTATATTGTACGTTCTTAGCTAATTCAATTGTGACTGATTTCACAACAATGTTAACTCCGCCTTTACTGCCTCCAAACATGTGGTCACCATAACCGTAAAGTTGTGCCACAACAGGCGGCATGCCGTTTGGAAAACTTTCACCATAAAAACTTTTAGTTAGTACCTTAAAAAATCTTGTTGCCGCTAACCAGTACTTTCCTTCTTCTTCATTTTGTACTGTAAAATTTCCATTAATTACAATATCATCAACCGCACTGTTTTTATAACTTTGAAATGTGAAGTTGTTGTGTACCGGACTTTGTTGAACATAATTTCCTTTGTGGATTACTGATATTGTAGGAGTGTAAGGAAATACTACACTGTTTTTTCCATCTCGTGTTAACGGTCCTAGATACCCTTTTTCAGCGCCGGCAGATGCTAAAATAGATGTTAAATTTGTAACGCCAATTCTTACACGCCAGTCTCCTTTCAATGGTTTAACATTCGCACTGGCTGATTTTTTAGGATCGATTACTCCGCCAGCACCTTTTGCAGCTTTTTCTAAATCTTCAGCTTGTGCTTTAGCATCCGAAAATAACGAATCGCCAAACGCTTTGGCGGCAGCACCTATTTCACTAATAGATTTAAGGACGCCTTCACCGGCGGCAACAATTGATGATGCCGCATTAATTAACGCAAGCCCTGTACCTAAGGCACCTAATGCTTTTTCAATACCATTTGCTTCTGGCTTTCCAAATATTCCGAATGAAAAACTTCCGCTACCTCCTCCAGGAGCGGCATTAGATCCTGAAGCAAAACTTCCTGACTGTACACCTGACCCTGTTGTTCCAGTAACTCCATTCGAACTCCATGTTTGATTTGGAGCAGTTCCAGCAACAGTGATTACGTTCCGAACACCTGTGCCTGTATTTGGTGCTGTGCCAGCTGTACTTGTTACATTTCTTGGTAATGCCATTTTGGTAAAATTCCTCGTTATTTTGAATACTTTACTCTATTTATTTCAAGAGAAATGTGCTATTATATAAGTATTAATGGAGTTCCTATATATGACACAAAGACGAGTAAAATACCTAAATAATAAAGATCTTTTAAAAGAGATCCACAAAAGTAAGAACACTTACTGTTCTTACGTTGATAAAGAGCATCATCAGTTTGATATTATCCTACCAAGTTTAGAAAAAATTAACAGACTCACAATNGCAGAAGCAAAACGCAATCAAGCAAAGCGACTAGCAACTATTGAGTTCGAAAANGCAAAAGCAGAAAAGCAAAAAGTAGTAGCAAAAGATTTTGAAATTCCCTATCAAAAGATAGATAAAAAAGACTTAATATTTAGAATTATGACTTTCGAGCATGTTCCGCTTGCTCCGGGTCGTAAGAAAACTGTAAAAACAGTAGCAGACGCACATGAAAGAGTAAATTTTCCTCCATTCCAGCATTGGAAATTTGATGAAAACGATAATTTAGTGTGTGTTGGTAAATCACACTGGGTTGGAGGCATGGCTAACGGTTATTTCTCTAAAACAGACGGTCAAGCAACTAACGAGCTTGCTAAGATGTGGATGAAACTGTGTGAACGGTATGCTACAAGAGGTAATGTTCGCGGATATACTTACAACGATGAAATGCGTGGACAAGCAATTTTACAGTTAGCACAAATTGGATTACAATTTGACGAGTCAAAATCACAGAATCCTTTTGCTTATTATACTGCCGCTGTTACTAATTCGTTTGTAAGAATTATTAATATCGAAAAACGTAATCAAAATATCCGAGACGATATTCTTGAAATGAACGGCATGAACCCAAGTTGGNCTAGACAAAACTCTAACGAAGGCACAGGTGTCGATCCCGCTNAAAACGGCGAAAAGAANTAGTTGACTTCTTAACAAAAAGACCTTATACTAGTATAGGAGAATGAAATAATGGCGCTATTTAAAAAAGCGGCTTGCTTCACTGATATCCACTTCGGAATGAAGTCTGGCAGTAGACTACACAACAAAGACTGCGAAGATTTTATAGAATGGTTCATAGAAGAAGCCAAAAAAGAAAATTGTGATACTTGTATATTTTTAGGCGACTGGCACCATAATCGTGCGACTACTGATGTTAGTACGATGAACTACAGTGTTAGTAACCTAGAAAAACTTAATAACGCATTTGATAAAACTTATCTTATGCTTGGCAATCACGACGAATTTTACAAAGACAAACGAGAAATTCACAGTTTAGAATTTGCTAGACTGTTTCCTAACATTGTTCCCGTGAACAATCCTATTACTGAAGGTGATGTTACACTTCTTCCATGGCTAGTAGGTGAAGAATGGAAAAAAGTTAAGGATATTAAAAGTAGATATGTTTTTGGACATTTTGAATTACCGTTGTTCTACATGAACGCAATGGTACAGATGCCTGATCACGGTCAGCTACAGGCTGACGATTTTGTTAACCAAGAGTATGTTTTCTCTGGACATTTTCACAAGCGCCAAACCAAAGGAAACATTACATATATGGGCAATGCCTTTCCGCACAACTACGCCGATGCGTGGGATGATGACCGCGGAATGATGATGCTTGAATGGGGTGGCAAACCGGAATACCGTAGTTGGCCNGATCAGCCTCTTTACAGAACAATAAAACTTTCTAAACTTTTAGAAAACCCAGATAATCTTTTAAAAGAAAAGATGCACTGTCGTGTAACAATTGACGTCCCGATCAGTTTTGAAGAAGCAAACTTTATTAGAGAAACGTTTATGCCGCAGTACAATCTGCGTGAACTTATGCTGATTCCTGAAAAAACTGAAATCGATGGTCAAGATATTCAACCTGTTGACTTAAAATTTGAAAGTGTTGATACTATTGTTGTTAATCAAATTACAAATATTGATTCTGAACAGTATGATCAAAAACTTCTATTGGAGATCTATAATAACCTATGATTAAAATTAAAAATCTAACAGTTCGTAATTTCATGAGTGTAGGCAATCAAACTCAAGCAATTGATTTTGATAAAGGTATGCTAACACTTGTGCTAGGTGAAAACTTAGATCTAGGAGGCGATGACAGTGGTGCTAGAAACGGTACCGGTAAAACAACTATTATCAACAGTCTAAGTTATGCTATCTACGGCATCGCATTAACTAACATTAAGAGAGATAATCTAGTTAACAAAATTAACAGCAAAGGTATGCTTGTTACTGTTAGTTTTGAAAAGAATGGGGTTGCTTATCATATCGAACGTGGTCGCAAACCTAATATTCTCAAGTTAAGTGTTGACGGTGAAGAATACCAAACTGAGGAAGCTGACGAAAGCCAAGGCGACAGCAGACAAACACAAAAAGAAATTGAAAAACTGTTCGGCATGAGTCACGACATGTTTAAGCACTTAATTGCTTTAAACACTTATACTGAGCCGTTTCTAAGTTTAAAAGCAAACGATCAACGTGCTATTATCGAGCAGTTACTAGGTATTACTATTCTAAGTGAAAAAGCAGATGCGTTAAAAGAACAAGTTAGAATTAGTAAAGATCTTATTCAACAAGAAAACACAAAAATTGAAACTATTAAAGTTAGCAATCAAAAAATTGAAGAGTCTATTCAAAGTTTAGAAAGAAAACAAAAACTTTGGCAGGACAACCATAATAGTGCTATTAGTGAACTAGATCAAAGTATTAATATTTTAGAACGCATTAATATTGATGAAGAAGTCGAAGCGCATAAATGTCTTGAATCATTTAATGAAAAGAAAAAACGTTTAGAAGAAGCGCAACGCTGGATTGCTAATATTGAAGCAGATAATAGTAAACAAGAAAAAACTATTTCTAAACTTAATAAAGAAATTTTAATGCTAAAAGAACACAAGTGTCATACTTGTGGACAGGATCTTCACGACAAACAACAAGAAGATATTTTAAACAGCAAAGAAGAACAAAAACAGGAAGCCGCATTACAGATCTTAGCAAATAACACACAGTGGGATGAACACACTGCTGTTATTAAGGAAGTAGGCGAATTAGAAAGTTGTCCTCCTACACAATATGATTCATTAGAAGAAGCAGTTAATCATAGAAGTACACTGNCAAGTTTACATAAAGAGCTTGAAAATAAAAAAACAGAAATTAATCCGTACGAAGAACAGATTGTTGAATTAAAAGAAACTGCTTTACAAGAAATTAATTGGCAAGCGATTAATGACCTTACAAAAGTAAAAGAACATCAGGAATTCTTGTATAAACTGCTTACAAACAAAGATAGTTTTGTAAGAAAACGTATTATTGATCAGAATCTAAATTACTTGAATATGCGGTTAACTTATTATCTAAGCAAGATCGGTTTGCCTCACACAGTTGAATTTCAGAACGATTTAACAGTGGTTATTACACAACTAGGACAGGACTTAGACTTCGATAATCTCAGTAGAGGTGAACGAAATAGACTCATCTTGTCTATGAGTTGGGCATTCCGTGATGT